GGGCAAACTTATACAGTCGAAAGACACATGCCTGTTCCATATAAATTGTTAATGAACTTAGATATTTGGACCAGTAACATGGATCAAAAGTTACAGTTATTTGAACAAATAATGGTTGTGTTTAATCCTACACTTAATATCAAGTCTAGTAATAATCCACTTGATTGGAGTAGTTTAACATACGTTAATATGACTGAAGTTAATTTTACTACTCAAACTGTTCCACTAGGAACAGATGATGTTATTGATGTTGGAACTTTAACATTTGAGATGCCTATTTTTATTAACCCTCCAGCAAAAGTTAGAAAACAAACAATTATTCATACAATTATTACCGATATGGATGTGGTTGCAACAGGTGAATTAGAAGAATGGGAAGGTAGCAGTCCAACATGGGATGCATCAGATCAACATCAAACGTATGTTATTGTTACACATGAAAATTATCATGCTAAAGTCACTGGTAACGTAATACAATTACTAGGTAGTGATTTATCATCAACTGATGCAAATGGCGATCCTTTAAGTTGGGCTACTGTACTTAAATCATATGGTGAACTTAGTGCAGGTATAAGTCAACTAAGATTTAGAAATACATCAGATCCTGCTGATTCAAGTGCTGATATTGTAGGAACAGTATCATTTAATAGTGGAGATGTAAATTTACTCGATATAACTTTTGATACAGATACGTATCCTGCAACTACACTTACCGCAATTACTGCTATTGTTGACCCACAACTTAATAAACCAGGCGACGGTACACTTGCGGCATCAACATTAGGACAAAGATATTTGCTTACAAACGATCTTCCAGAACTTGCTGATTGGAGTTCGTTAGATGCCAAGAAAGATGATATTATAGAATATAATGGTTCTGCTTGGATTATAAGTTTTGATGCAAGTGCTACAAGTGCCGTTAACCATATTTTAAATAATGCAGATAGTAAACGTTACAAGTGGACAGGAACTGCTTGGGTTAATGCTATTGAAGGTACATATAAACCAGGGTATTGGCGAATTTACTTATAATCTAAAATGTCATATAAAGCGGCAGGATGCCTAATATATTCGGTATCCACAAAAAGATTTTGCTTTCAACTTAGAAAAAATAAAAAAACACATACTAATTCATGGGGTACTTGGGGCGGTCAACTCAAAGAAAAAGAAAAACCTATGGATGGCATGTTACGTGAAATACAAGAAGAGCTTTCGCGAGATATACAAATATCTAGAATTATACATTTAAACACATATCGCAATAAAGACTTTTCATATATAAATTATATTATGCTAGTTCGTAACGAATTCGTGCCTAATTTAAATAACGAGAGTGATGGTTATGCTTGGGTTAATATACATAGCATACCTAATGGGTTACATCACGGATGCAAAAGACTTTTTGAAACGGATAAAATTAGGAAGAAAATTGAAAATATAACAGACAATTACGATATAAACAAAGCATTGTATGATTATATTAAAAGAAATGAGTCAAGATCGTGAAGAATTACCGCCAAAAGTATCACTTAAATCAACATTAGAATTACCAATAGAACCGCCATCTTCTGAATGTCTATTTGATTGTAGGCTACTAAATGTAACATTACTAAGAGATGCTCCTTGTAACCCGGCTACATCACCAGCGGATATTGCACTACCAGTTGCTGGTAATGGATTAAATGTATCACTATCACCTGCATTACCAATGTGAATGGTATTGCCATAACTTTCCCCGCCTGCGGCAGAATAATAAAGAAAAGTTAATGCATGATTTGCTTGTGAAGAGTCAGTAACACCTTCAATACCTGAATAATATTCTGGAACATAATTTGTTGCTACTGCCCATTCTGTATATGCTCCAGCAGTTCCTGGTGTCCCATTTTTTGTTACATTAGTTGTAAATTCGCCGGCGCCTGATTTTATTTTAAATTGTAATGTATGTCCGCTATTACTACCATCGGATTGATCAAACCTATATGTTTTGCCTTCATCTAAACTAATCGCAGGATTTTGATGAGATCCTAAATGAAATTTACTACTTACAACGGTAACAGTGAATGTAACATCAGCCATGAATCAATCCTTACTTTAAATATTTATCTGTTCACTTCTTTAATGAATTCATTTTTAAGCCATTCATAATCATTAATTAATGACATGTTGTTATCTTTGTTGCTACCAAATTCTTTACCAGCAATAGCACCTTTAATACAATATTTTCCAAATTTTTCTTCTTCTCCTTTTGTACACCATGTATTCAAACGTTCTTCATTTTCGTCGTTATTATTTCCAAAATAATTAGAACCACGTGCTAATTTTGCACATTCTCTAAATGCAGTACGCCAAGTACAAAGAGGATCAGTATTAAATTGATGTATGTTGCTTACTTCGTCTACTTGTATAAAATTTGCCAAAGAACTTATTGTCATATCTATATTATCAGAATGTAAAGTTTCTAATATTGTTCTAGGTATTAATTTAACTGCTCCATGTCCATATACTAATCCATTTATAGGATTTTTTGCTTGCCAAATATAAATGGTATTATTTCGTCTGCTTTCAGGTGGTTGATAATCAAATTCAAATGTATCTACTAATCGTGCATCGGCATCTACTACCCATACCATTTCTGAATCTATACGTTTGCTAATTTCTTTATGTGCATTTATAATGCCATTAATTTGTTCAATTCTTTTTGCTTGTGGTGCTTTATGTTGTATAAGTTTAAAGTTTGCATCAGCATATCGTTCATCATACGATAAAAACGCAATTTCAAAATTAGAACTACTTATACTTGCTCCATATTCTTTTTTAACTTTTTCCAATGTTAATAATTTAGCATGTGGTACATTAGGAATTAAACGTACACAATCCCACGTAATAACTTTTCCCGAACTAGAACTTACTCGGGGAAATTCCCATATATGATTCATTGCTAAAGATTTTCGAGGACGCCAATGCCAAGGAAAATCACTACGTATATTATATTTTTTATTAATAAGCCAAATTAAATCTGTTTTTGCTTCTGGTACTTGAGCTAAATCTGTAACTGTATCTACGTAAATTTTTTCCGCATTATTTAATTCTATTAATTTCCATGCGACTCTATCAATAGTAAAAGGATTATCTGGATAATCTAATATATCTTTATATGTTAATCGTCTTCGGGAGGTTATTTTAGTCCAAATTTTATTCTTCATGAATATCCTTGTAGGAAAATGTTTTTATGCCAACATGTTGTAATTGTTGACTTACATCTCTATCACAATAAATTTTTGCTAGTGTTTTCTTACAAAAGTAAATATCTTCTCCATGTTCAGGAGTAAACTGAAACCAAGGTGGTTTTATTTGTTTGAAAGTATTTATAGATACCAACATACATCCCATTCCACATGCTTCTATTTCAAATAACTTAGGACCATTCTTGCTAATATGTACTCTATCAAAAGAATTTTCTGAATATGAATAGAATCCAGTACTATTAATTGGAGGATATCGGGTAGGATATATACCTGCTACTATATCTTTATTGTGTGCTAAAAATAGTTCTATTAAATTATCTGGAAATATAATATCGCCATCTAACCATAAAGTATGTGTGGCATCAAGTTGTATAGCATCTTTAACAAGTTCATTACGATTACGTGCTAAATCACTACCTGATCTTATTTTAAGATGTATATCAAAACCAAGTTTTCCTGCTCGTAAAAATAATTTTGCTAATCTATCAGCAAAATATGCATAAACTTGATCATATGCCGGAATGCATACACAAATTCTAGGTTGTTCCGCTTGTAAGTGCTTGTTCAATATCCTTAATCTCTTTATTCATAGCTGAAACTTTTACTAGACATTCTCTAATAGTTCTATACATAACATTAGTAGGTAAGCATGTAATAGCATCCATTGTTTCTGGTTGCAGTTTGCCAATAGTTAAAATATCAATAGCACCCATTTTACCAAGTTTTTCAACCCAATATTGTTCTTCTTCATCTTCAATTTGTCCTAATATTTCATTAGTACCGGAACCTTCAGGAACAATATCATTTAAAATCTCTTGAAGTATTCCTATTTCT